CAGGACCTTCTTGGAAGGAGCAAGCAGTTATGGCAGATTTACAAGCAGATGTTGCTGGTGGTGAAGGTGCTGGAGTCGCAGCTGGCGGTGCAGCTGGTGAAGTACCTGAATTCGGTGGTGGTGAAGCAGAAGTAGGAGCCGAACCAGCAGCAGAGGCAGAAGTTGGGACCGAGGTTGAAGCTGAGGTAACTACCTAGAAGGGTTATTACTAAAGAACTGCGTCCGGTAATATATTATTTCCCCGGCAGACCCGGCCGCTGCTTTTTTAGCAGATACTTGATTACTATTAGTAAGCCCTCTAATAGTTATTGAACCGACCTCCTGATCCTCCATTGACCGAAGCAATAACGCGCGCGCTGGATCCGAATATTTAGCAAAGTCACCAGATGCATCATCCGGACCAGCATAAATGTATACATCTCGACCGGTGTCATTCCAGATTATTACTTCTGAGCAAGGTTGACTGCTCAAACAAACCATATTAGCATTCGGGAGATGGCTATTAAATGAAAAGCATTGATTGGTATTGAAGTAGGTTGAACCTGAATTTGAAGTAGGTACGGTATAAGGCATGTAATTATTTATTAGATGAATAAATATTTTCATGGCATTAGCTTGTGAAATTTTACCGTTATCCGCTTTTCTTTCAACTAACCTTAATAATCAGATAGAAACATACGATAGATTAGGAGACAGAATAAAGAGGTCATTAGGTTGGCCCTTAATCTCTCTAGAAATTCATACAGATCAATTAAGAGAAAATATTCAAATATCTTCAGAATATTTTACAAAGTTCGCAGGTTATACAAGAGAATTTTTGATTTTTGATTCTAGCATGTATGAAACTAATAAAGGCATCCGGTTAGATTTTCTTTATACTCTCGCTAATACTAACATGGATTCGTATGCTAAAAAAACTGCTGGTACTAATCCATCAGGCCCGGGCGCTTCGTGGTATGGGGAGGCTCCTAATAGTGTTTTTGTAGCTACATCTACTCTAAGTGCTGCTATCTTTAAGAAAGCAATATCCTTTGCTACACAACCTACCCTTTCTGCTTCAGTATCTGCGAGCTTTCTCCGCGGAATTGAAAAGGGCGAAGTAATTGATCAGACAATATACTCTGCTATAACCTCATTAAGTTCTAATCCTAATGGATCTGGTATGGGGAACGGTGCAGCTAATTATGGTACCACTTTAAGCGGTAACTTTACACCGAGTATTAAACATACTTACACCATACAAGGATCTGCTTCAGATATGGAAGTCTTTCAAAATGTATTTGATTACGATATAATGGAATATAGAAAAGTAGTCGACGTGGTTGATTTTGAAGAAGGTTCTACAACCGGTATTAATACACTATTTACATTAGAACAAACTCTAGCTCAACAAACTTACTTTAGCTATGCAATGGGAAATTACGGATTTGATTTACTATCGTGGTATACTATGAAAGAGTTTCTTGATATGAGAGAAAAGGTTCTAGCTACACACAGAGATATTTCATTTGATCCTAGAACACAATATCTTAAAATGTATCCACAACCAGGTGACGATAAATTTTACGGTGTATTGGCATGCTACTTAGAAAGACCGTTAAGAGATATAGTTAAAGAACAGTGGGTGTATGAATATGCTTTAGCTCTATCTATGATAACTGTAGGAAGGGTAAGAGGCAAATTCGGTCAAGTTAACTTGCTAGGTGGAGGTGCTTTAAATGCTGATATCTTGCAAGAAGGTCTAACCAGAAAAGCAGAACTCGAACAAAAACTCTTAGAAGGAAGTTCACCTGGGTTCGGTGATACTGAACCGACAATGTTCTTTATGGGCTGATGAGAAGGAAACGTAACTGGCGCCAAGGGGTTTTTGTTCCAAAAAATAAAAAAAAATTTATTGGGGAGCGCGCAATATATAGATCTGGGTTAGAGTTAAAATTTTTTAGATTTTGTGATCATAGTAAAAATGTGGTTAAGTGGGGAAGTGAAAATATAATTATACCTTATAGGAATCCTCTTGATGATAGATTGCATAAGTATTATGTTGATAACTATGTGGTTATCAAAGAGGACGACCAACTTAAAAAATATTGTATTGAGATAAAACCCTACAATCAAACCAAAAAGCCGCAAACAAAATACAAGAAAAAATCTCATCTTATCTACGAGTCTAAACAATATATCACTAATATGGCTAAATGGAAAGCTGCTAGACAGTATTGTAAAAAAAGAGGTTATGAATTCTTAATTATAACCGAAAAGGAGCTTTTTAAACGGTAAGGCATAAATAATTGTATGGCTTTAAAACTGAATCTTGTTGTTGAGACCCCAGATCTCAATGAACAGTTTGAATATATCGAAGAAGAAACTAATAAAGACTCGCCATCTAATTTATATATCAAAGGTCCTTATATGATGGCAGAGGGAATTAATAGAAATAATAGGTTATATCCTTTATTAGAATTAGAGAGAGAGGTTGGAAGATATAATAAAGAAATGGTAACGCCAGGAAGAGCAATGGGGGAGCTTAATCACCCTACTTCTCCAGATGTTGACCTAGAAAGAGCTTGCCATATGGTTACAGAATTATCACAAGACGGTAATGTTTTTTATGGAAAGTCAAAAGTTTTAACTACCCCATGCGGTCAAATAGTAAGATCATTAATAAATGATGGTGTAAAAGTTGGTATGTCGTCTCGAGCATTAGGTACTCTTGAAGAAGGCAAAGGTCATAATACAGTTAAAAACATGAAACTCGTTGCTATTGACTGTGTAGCTGACCCTTCTTACCCAAAAGCTTTTGTTAATGGTATTTTAGAATCAAAGCAATGGGTCTTAGCCGACGATGGTAAATACGAAGAGCATTATGATAAATTTGCGGCTAGTATATCTAAATTACCTAAAAAAGAAGTAAGTTCGTTTTTAACTAAAAGAATTATTAACTTTATTAAGGGCCTTTAATAAATATATATCATGACAGGTAGAACCGAAAAAAGTAAGATTAAAAAGTTTATAGAACATCTTTCTGTTAAAAATTACGCTGCGGCGCATAAATATTTAAAACGCGTTGTTGAACATAAGATCTTAAAAAGAATTACCAAAGCAACTGACAAGCCTCTCTTTTAATTATGAACCAAGAAGAATTATTACCCGAAACTTTAAAAGAAGTATTAACTGAAGACAATGTTGAATCAGTTGAAACAGCTATTAAAGAAAAAGTCGAACTTACAGTAGAAACAGCTCTAACTAATCAAGATGAGCTTTATTCTGAAAAGTTAGAAGAACTAGTAGCAGCAATTGATAAAGATCATACTTCTAAATTAAAGAGAGTGGTAACAGCAGTTGATAGTAACAATGCTCAAAAGCTTGTTAAAGTAATTAAAAAGTATGAAAATGATTTAAACGATTCTGCTGGTGAATTTAAAACTACTTTAGTTGAATCTATTTCTGATTACTTAGAAGAGTATGTTGATGAAGCAGTACCTCGGGAAGCTATTGAAGAAGCTACTAAGAACAGAACTGCAACAGAGGTTTTAACAAATCTAAGAAAAGTCCTTGCAGTTGATTCAACTTTAATGTCTGAGTCAGTGAAAGATGCTGTAGTTGATGGTAAGAAGCAAATTGATGAACTTGCTAATCGATTAGAGGGAGTTGAAAAAGAAAACAAACAGCTTCTAGAAGCTTTTAAGGCTACCAAAGCACAATTATTCTTAGAGCAGAAAACTGCTGGTATATCCGAAAAGAAAAAGGAATACTTAGTCAAAGTACTTGGTGATAAGTCACCTAAGTTTATTGAAGAAAACTTTGATTATACTGCTAGACTTTTTGATAAGAAAGAGCATGAGAGGTTAGAGGTCATTAAAGAGGAAGCTTTTGTTAAACGTAAAGTAAAAGCTGATGCTCCTACAGAACAAATTTCAGAACAGAAAAAAGAAATACGTAACCCTTATTTAGATGAGTTAAAACGTATGAAATAATTTCACTCCTGAACTATGAGGTGCTTAGCACCTGAGTATCTTGGGATTTAATCCCATGTAGGTCACAAAAGAAAGGAAACGATTATTATGAATAATCCGCAATCATTTATAGATAGAGATAGAGCAGATACACTTCTTGAGAAGTGGTCACCTGTTCTTGACTATACTTCTGATAGCATTAAGCCTATTGACGACGACCATACCCGCCTTAATACCGCAATTCTCTTGGAAAACCAGGAGAAGTGGTGTATTGAAGAAGGATCTAGCGCCGGAGGCCTTAATGGTGCCGGTGGAAGTTTCGGGGATGGGGCAACCGTTGGGGGTCTGTATAATCCTGGAACTGGTGTAACCAATTCCGGTGATACCTATGCCACGGGGGATGCACGTCTTCCAAAAGTCTTAATTCCGATGATCCGTCGTACGTTCCCTGAGCTTATCACCAATGAAATCGTTGGTGTCCAGCCTATGTCAGGTCCTGTTGGACTTGCATTTGCCCTTCGTTATGCCTATCAGTCCGACTCCCTAGGGACCGGTACTGATGGGAAAACCAACGCTCGCGATACTATATCCGGTCCTGGAAATATTCCAGCACCAGATGGTGCAGCCGGTGCAGTTGGTTCCGTATACGATGGCGCTGCTGGTCTGAACGATACTGAACTTGGTTATCAATTACTTGATACTAGGTTTACTGGATCCAGTTCGCAGAATCTCTCCGGAGACGAAGATAGTAACTGGATATTTGCTCAGCAAGATCAGGGCGTAGCTCAGATTCTTTCCGCTTTCGAGATTACTGGTAACATTCCTCAGGTCGAGGTTAGGTTCGAGAAAACAGCAGTTGAGGCTGGCACACGCCGTCTCGGCGCACGCTGGTCTGTTGAACTTGAGCAAGATCTTAAGAACATGAACGGTATCGATATTGACGCTGAAATCACAAACGCTATGTCGTATGAGATTCAGGCTGAGATCGACCGTGAAATGCTCATGAGAATGATCCAGGCTGCTCTTACAGCTGGAAGTGGAGCTGGGTTCTCTATTTGGCAGCCTGCGTCCGCAGACGGACGTTGGCTCGTTGAGAGAAACCGCGACTTCTATCAGAAACTTATCATTGAGGCCAATCGTATTGCCGTACGTAACAGACGTGGAGCTGCTAACTTTATTGTAGCTACTCCTCGTGTTTGCGCCATCCTCGAGATGCTCCCTGAATTTCAGTGGGTGCCTGTGCAGGGTGA